ATTTTATTTTAAAAGAAGTTTTTGTAAAATTAGGAGATATTACGTCTTATCATGAATATGATTGCGACTATGAAAAGTATGCATGGGAAACTTTAAAAAACGACATTTTAAATAAAGGAATTAAAGGGTATATTATATTAAAACCAGCCAAACAAGAAAAAAATAAATACAATGTTTCAGATGGCAATCATAGAGTAGCTACTTTAAAACATATTTATGGGGATGATTATAAAATGAAATTTAAAGTTTTAGGAAGCCCTGCAGAACTACATCCTAGATTTCATTTTGATGGTGCTCAATTTTTTCCAAGTTTTAGATATAAAAAAAGACAAAAAGTAAATGAAGATACAAGATGATTTAATATACATAAAGGATAATAAGGCTATTCCAAGTCCTTATGCAAAAACTGTAATAGAGTTTAAAAACTTAAAAGTAGAAGAACTCGGATTTGTTTATTTTATGTGCGATCATAGATCTCCTTTTGCAGTGTATGAGTGGGAACAACGTGTAAAAGAAGTAAAAAATAGTATATTTGGTAATAAGAAGTGGGCACCTAATGAAAAAGTGCTAGCAGCTTGTGACAAATATGAAAAATTAATAGAAACCTCTGCGGTTAGACTTTTAAAAGCAGCAAAAGAGTCTGTAGTTAAATTAGAAAAGTATTTTAGGACTATAGATCTAACTTTAATGGACGATAATGGTAAACCTATCTATCATGCTAAAGATTTAATAAATAATTTAGAAAAAATGGGCAAAGTAGTAGACGGATTAACAAGATTAGAAGAAATAGTTAAAAAAGAAGAGCAGGCAGCAAACACAAATAGAGGTGGAATAGAAGTAAACAAATACAGTATGTAATGGATTTTTTAGAAGACTTAGAAATGTATAATAAAGCAATGTTTAACGCTTATGAGTTTATAACTGATAAGCAAAACGTAGATGACTTAATAGTTAATTTAGAATTACACGAAATTGATACATATCCTTTACCATTTGACCCTTTAGTAGAAACTGGTAAGAATCCAGCTATTATAGACATGGTAATTGCTCACTTTGTAGAGCTTGAAGAGTATGAAAAGTGTGCAGAACTTGTAAAAGTAAAAACTAAATGTCAAAATTCCAAAACACCGACAGAGTAAGACCAGCTGCAATAGCTTTTTTAAAAAATGGCTATTTTACTAACGCTTTACCTGGGACAAAAGAGTATTATGAGTTTTGGGATGAAGAAAGACGTAGATGTTTATACGGGTATGCTATAGATGAGTTACACGTTACAGGATTTCATTATTTTTATTTAAATTATTGTCCTATTGACAGGGCCGTTGACGAAATAATGCCAGACGGCAGTACACAAGCTAAACGTGAGCGTACATTTCCTAGATTTTACGATGGAGACTGGGAATACTTCCAAGAAATAGATAAAGCTAGAGCAGATAATAAACATATGATTGTTTTAAAAGCTCGTCGTAAAGGATACTCTTATAAAGCAGGTTCTATGCTTGCTCGTAACTACTTTTTTGTAAAAAATTCTAAAAACTTTGTATTTGCAGCACAAAAAGAATACTTAATTGGGGATGGACTACTTTCTAAAGCTTGGGACTTCTTAGCGTTTATAGATGATCATACTGCATGGGCTCAACCGCGTCTAAGAGACCGTGAGATGCACAAACAATCAGGGTATAAGAAAAAAGTAAACGGTTTAGAGATAGAAATGGGTATGAAATCTCAGATTATGGGGGTATCTCTAAAAGACAATCCAGATAAAGTAAGGGGTAAAGCGGGAGAACTAGTTTTCTTTGAAGAGGCAGGATCTTTTCCAGGATTATTAAAAGCATGGGAGGTAACCATGCCAACAATGCGTCAAGGTGCTAAAACTCTAGGTATGATGATAGCATTTGGTACAGGTGGTACAGAAGGAGCTGATTTTGAAGCTATGGAAGAAATATTTTACAATCCTGTAGCATACGATTGTATGGATTATGATAATGTTTGGGATGAAGGGGCTCTTGGTACAAGATGTGGATATTTTATACCCATACAAAAGAATTTAGATGGATTTATTGATGATGATGGTAACTCTATGCAAGAAAATGCAGTAGAGTACGAAAAAGAAATGAGAGAAAAGAAAAAAGGTGCGGCAGATGCAAAATCATTAGACCAATATATGGCAGAGCACCCTTTCTCACCTCAAGAAGCAACTCTTAGAGTAACTGCTAACCTTTTTGATGTAGCATCTTTGCAAGAACAGTATAATAAAGTCAAAGCTAGGAGTTTACAGTCTATAGGTACAATAGGTAAATTTTATTATAGTAAAGAAGGAGCTATAAAGTTTACACCTGATGGAGATTTAAAACAAATTATAAAATATCCACATAGAAAAGATGATAATACTACAGGAGGTGTAGTTATATATCAAGCGCCTCATAGAACAGCAGAAGGAACAGTTCCTAGAAATATGTATGTAATATGTCATGACCCCTACGGCCAAAATCAATCTGCAGACAGCACATCTTTAGGAGCGGCTTATGTAATTAAAAGACCAAACAATATATCGCAGCCAGATGATATGATTGTAGCAAGTTATGTAGGTAGACCAGCTACACAGGATGAGTATAATAGAAATTTATTTATGTTAGCTGATTATTACGGTTGTAAAATAGGATTTGAGAATGATCGTGGTGAAGTAATAGCATACGCAAAACGACACAGAAAGTTACATAGACTGCAGGAAGAATTTGAGATGTTAGACAAAAAAGATTTGCGATCTAAAACTGTAAAACGTCAATATGGTATGCATATGACAGAAGGTAGAAAAAGACAGGGTGAAATATACATAAGAGACTGGTTAAATACTGTTAGAAGTACAGATGAACATGGTAATCAGACTTTAAATTTACATAAGATATATGACCCTGCATTATTGTTAGAGCTTATAAAATTTAATCATAAAGGTAACTTTGACCGCGTTATGGCTTTTATGATTGGTATGTATCATACTAGAGAGTTGTACAATACGGAAATAAAAGAGATATTAGAAGATAATTCTAGCAACAAATGGTTTGATCAGAATTATTACTAGTGATATATCTATAAAACGCGCGTAGAAAATAAAACAAATGTAAAAGCGTTTGTAAAATTTAGTATTTTTGTAAGATTATGGGTTACGATAAAATTCCAAGGCAAAAACTGCCTTTACGACAAAAGACAAAAGATTGGAGAGAAAAATGTGTAGAGGCATTTATTGATCTTTCTAACTCAGGTATAGGACATTCAAACAGAAAGGATGATATAAAAATACTATACGATTATTACAACGGTGTAATTGATGAGGCAGATTACAATTACGTTTTAAAGCCATACGGCAAATCTCGCAAAAATTTTCCTTCAGAGATGCGTAATTATCCTATTATCAAACCCATAATTGATCTTCTCTTAGGTGAAAAATCTAAACGACCTCTCAATTATACCGTTACAGTACAAAATGCTGACTCTGTTAGTATTAAAGAGCAGGCAAAGACAGATGCTATTTATAAAAATTTACAATTGCATTTTTTACAGTCTGTACAAAATCAAGGACTAGATGTAGGTGCTGATCCTGAGCAAGAGATAGAATTACCTAAGCATATTGCTGATATGTTTGAAATGTCTTATGTAGATAATAGAGCTGTACTAGGACAACAAGCATTAAGTTATATCATGCAAGATCAAGAGGTGTATGATAAAATACAAAAAGCTTGGTTTCATTATTTAGTAGCAGGTGAAGTATACACACATAGAGGGGTACGTAATGGAGAACCTTTTTATGAAGTTCTTAACCCTATTGATGTAGATTACGATTTAGATCCAGATTTAGAATTTGTAGAAGATGGTGATTGGGCACTTGTACGTAAATATGTACACCCATCTACAGTTATTGATCACTATTATGATAGTTTAACAGAACAACAAGTTATGGAGCTTGAGGAACCTAGACACCATGAAAATGACATAGGTTTTTTATATGCAAATAATTCAGGAAAAGATGCTAACGCTTATAGAAACAGATTAGTAGAAGTTACAAATGTATATTGGAAATCTAGAAAAAAGATTGGATTTTTATCATACATGGATATGGACACAGGCGCTATAGAAGAGGTAGAGGTAGACGAAAGTTTTAGAATGCCTAGAGAATTAAAAGATTCTGGAGCAAAATTACAATGGTTATGGGTAAATGAAGTATGGGAAGGGACTAGAATTGATGGTCGTTTTTATGTAAACATGAACCCAATAGCAAATCAAAGAATATCATTAGATAACCCATCAACATGTAAATTGCCTATTAATGGTAGAAGATATTCTGATGTAAATTCTGCTAATATATCTTTAGTAAAACTTGGTATACCATATCAATTAAATTACAATATTTATAAGTATAGATTAGAATTAGCTATTGCAAGAAGTAAAGATATTATTGCACAGTTTGACATAAACATGATACCAAAGAAATGGGACATGGATAAATTTATGTATTACGTTGAAGGTACGGGTATTGCTTGGGTAGATTACAACAAAGAAGGAATACAACTCAACCCACAGCATCAATCCGTACTGGATATGTCTATTAAGACAATACAGCAATATATTACACTACTAGAATCTATTTTAGTAGAATGGGAAAAAATATCTGGTGTATCTAGACAAAGACAGGGGGAGATAGGAGCGTATGAAGGTAAAGCTAGTTCACAACAAGCTATTTTACAATCATCTCATATTACAGAAGATCTATTCCGTAAATTTGAAAGATTAGAACAAAGAGACTTCCAAGCATTATTAGATTATTCTAAAGAAGCGTGGCATACAGGAAAGAAAACTATGTATGTAATGCCTGATGGTACTACAGACTTTTTAGATATTAATTCTTTAGAGCACATGGAATCTAACTATGGCATATATGTTTCTGATGCAGGTAAAGATCAAGAAAAACTTACAAATCTGAAAAGTCTTACACAAGCTATGATGCAAAATGGTGCTAAACCATCTGTTATTGCAGAAATGCTAGATTCTGACAGCTTTACACAAATTAAAAAGAATCTTAAGTCTGCAGAGAAAGCTCAAGAAGAACTAGAAGCTGCACAACAGCAAGCGCAGCAAGAACAAGCGCAACAGCAAATGGAAGCGGCTCAAATGCAACAAGAAGCAGAAGGTTTAGAAAGAGAAAAAGATAGACAAAAAGATATTGAGATTGCTTTAATAAATGCAGAGTCTAAAAAAGATCAAGAGGGCTATTCTCTTAACTTAGAAAAAATGATTAAAGACTTTGAAATTAAAAACAGACAGCTTGACATTAAAGAGCAAGAACTTATGGAAAGATCTAGATCTTCTCAGAGTCAAGAGGATATAAATAGAGAAGCAAATCAAGTTAAACGAGAAGATAGTGTATTAAAAGCTGACACCGCTAGACAAAATGCTAACAAACGAGACTAGACGACAATTACTTAATAGGGCAAAAGCTGCACAGTTTCCAGGAAGTATTTTGGAAGTGTATAGAGCTGCTGAACAAGGTTTAGATATATTAGCTGATCATGAAGCTCAAATGCAACAACAAATGCAGGTTGCGCAAACTCCACAAGAACAACAAACAGGTTTACGAGAAGAACACGCACAAGGAAATACGCAAGCATCTATGGCTTTTCCTGATGTACAACCTGGACAATCTTTTAATACTGTGGGCATGAAAGCCCCTATAAATGTAGATAAATATGACAACCAAGGACACTTGGTAGAATCGTACAAAAACGTTCCTCCAGGAATTAAAAATCTTCCTACAGGACCTTACGAGGGAACTGTAATAGAAACACCTGCAGAATATAAAAAGGGTGGCATAAAAGATTCTAGCCCTCAACAATATCAAGTAGAAGTAATTAAATATCCTCTTGGTTATAAAAATATGCCTCCTGGTCATATTGAGTCAAGGATATTAAATGTAGATGGTTTACCAGAGGAGTATAGTAATGTACAAAAACAATTAAATCCATGGCCTCAAGGAAATCTGGGAGTCTATTATAGTCCAGAACGTAATTATGCTCCAGGCGTTGAAACAACTGTTTTAAATTTAAATAAAAAAGATTTAGAAACTTACTTGGATGCAGCTCAAAAAGGTGATTATAATTTTTTAAGTAATAACTGTGCAGATCAAACATGCGCAGCTTTTGGACTAGATCAATCTAAATATACAGCATTAGGAGTAACAACACCGCAACAAGTATTTGATGCACTTAAAAATGACCCAAGAGCAGTTAAGGGATCAACAATTGGGGATGCCACAATGGTAGAAGATACATTAAAAAATGTTAATGAAGTTGTTAGCTTTTCTCCAGCAAAAGCTGTAACTAATCTGTTTAATAAGTCTGCAGAGGCATTTAAAAAGGGGGCAGCTAAATATGACAAAACAATAGAGGAGTCAAAGAAATCTGCTAGAAATAGAATGAAAGATGGTGGATATAAAAAATATCAAACAGCTGGAAAAAAAGATAATTATAGTTTAGATAAACCTATTGCAGAATTATCTAATTTATATAGCTCAGATGCATATGGAGATAGACTTAAAAAAGAGTACGCAAATGCACATAATATAAATTTATCTGATCAAGAAGTTTCTAATATACAAGATAGTAACGTAAAAGCAATAAATACAGGTAATAACCCAGCTAGTCCAATACCTCAAAAGTATGCAACTCCTGGCACACAAGGTATTTTACGTCAAAGAGATAATTTTATAGGATTAAATCTAAGTTCCAATTCTGAAAAACCTGCTTTTGTTACGCGGAAACCTAATTTTAAATTAGGACATAATAACTTATATTCTACTAAAATACATGAGGTTGCACACAGAGCTAATTCAGGGCACTCTTCTTTATTAACTAGTAGTAATACTGGGTCTGGTAATTATGTTGAAACTATAGAAGATTTAAAAGCTCCTAGTAAAACATCAGAATTAGAAAATTATTATAAAACATTTTTTAAAAACGCTTCATCAAGTTCTGCACATAGTTCAAATTATAGACAGTTAGGACAGAGCTCTATTGCCGCTAAAAATTACAATAGCTATCTATTATCGGCTCCTGAAATAAAATCTCAAAAAAAAGAATTAGAATCTGCTCTTAAAGCTGCGGGTATATGGGACGCGTCTTCTGGGCCTTTTACTCAGGATCACATTGAAAAATTAAAAAATACTCAATTTGATATAGGAGGAGATGCTCCTGTTTCACATTTATTTAAAGGTTTAAATATTCCAACAATTAGAGATTCTTACAACCAATACGGAAATCAAAATGTAGAAAGAATACAAAACAATCTGCCTTATTATGAACAGAATTATCCCGATGCAGACTTTAGTACTCCTGAGAATATTCAAAATTTTATACAACAAGAGAAAACAAAATACGAACAAAATCAAAAACGAGATAGCAAAAACCTTATAAAATTTATGAATGAGGTTGCTATGAAAAAGAATTTAGAAAAAACTAATACAGATCAATTTGCGCAAAAAGGTGGATTTGAAAACGTAAGTCAAACAAATTATAAACAAGATCTTGAAAATGTTTATACATCTAATTTTAAATCTCAAAAAGAGCAGGCGCCTAAAGATTTCAAAAAAAGATTAAGAATTCCAGAAAGTAGTAACGGTGTTAATATGATAAATAAAACTAGTACTGCTACAGGTTTGTATGGGCAACTGTTTAGTGAAATAAAAGATATGCCAGAATTAAAAGGTATTACTAGAGAAGAATTTGCAGCTGATACTACTTTGCAAAACCAATTATTAGATATGAGGTGGAGAGGAGATATTCCTGGTGTAAGAGGTCTTAAAGAAAATGTTAAACATTATAGAGAAAAGTATTCAGAGCAAACTAAAGATTTTACTAATGATGAACTTGCAGCGTTATCTCATTTTTTAGGAAGACAGGGCGGTAGGAAATATTTTGCTTCTATTAGAGATAATAAACCTTTTAAAGTTCCTGGTGTAAATAAAACTCCAAAAGAGTATATAAAAGAGTATAGAAAAGGTAAAAAAAGAGGTGGTTATAAACCAAGATTTTTGTAATAAGTGTTATACAATAATGACAACTTTGAAAAAATGAAAACTATAAAAAATATTAATATAAATCGTATTTTTGTAACTTAATAAAACTAAATATATATGGACCCAAATGAAAAAATACAACTGGATGACATTACCTTTGACGATGTAATCGCAGGTGATGGAGTTGACACAGTAAGTATTGATGATACTGCTGAAGTTGAAACGGAAGAAACTGCAGAAGAAACTACAGAAGAAGTAGTAGACGAAGTAGAAGAAACGGAAGAAGAGATAGAAGAAGAGGATACCGAAGAAGACGATGATGATGATGATGACGTTGAACCTTCTGAAAAAAGCGACACTGTAGTAGGAGAAATTCTAAGTGCTTTAGGATACGAAGTTGAGGGAGATTATCCTGATACTGCAGAAGGGCTTACAGAGATGACAAAAGATATTGCTTCTCAAATGGCAGACGATAGACTTGATGAAGTTTTAGAATCATTTCCTTTAGTAAAAGATCACCTGCAGTATGTATTAGCTGGAGGACAATCGCAAGATTTTATGCAAGCGCACGATCCTAATTTAGATTACAATGCGTTTACTCTTACTGAAGATGATACAAGAAGTCAGAAAGCAATATTGTCTGACTATTTTAGAGTAAAAGGTCATGACAATGACTTTATAAATGAAATGCTAGAAGATTACGAAGATTCTGGCAAATTGCATAATAAAGCAGAAGCTGCTCGACAAGCTTTAGGAAAAGCACAAGAACAGCGAAATGCACAGTTGGTTGAACAACAAAATCAAATGAGATACCAACAAATGCAAGAACAAGAAACTTTTTGGAATGGAGTAGCTGACACAATTAAAGACTCAAAAGAGTTTGCGGGGCTACAAGTTACAGAAAGAGAGAAAAGTAAATTTTTTAATTACCTTTCGCAACCAGTGTCTAGAGATGGACGCACACAACGTGATTTAGATCATGCACAAGCAGACATGGAAGTAAAACTAGCAATAGATTACTTAATGTTTAAAGGTTTTAACTTGGATACAATTATTGATAAAAAAGCTAAAACTAAGCAGACTAGATCCCTGAGAGATAAAATTGCCAAAAACGAAGCAACTGTTAAAAGTGCTCGTAAGGCCTCTAGGTCAAAAAAATCTTTTGATATAGATGATTTAGATCTTAGCATATAACTGACTAACTCTCAAGGCGACTTGAATTTAGTATATAACTTTTTAAAATGATAATAAAATGAGCAATGGAACTAACATAAGCGTACAAAAAACGTTTTATAATGATTCGCAAATGACTGATATGAACAGTCTAGCAAACGCGTTGTTGTCTAAGCCTACTGAATTATCTCCTATTATTACTCATTTGGCGGGTAAGGATGATAAGCGATTTCCTTTATCTTTCTTAACAGAAGGTGTTGGTAACGTAAAATCAATTGATCGCCTTGAGTATGAATATCGTGTGGCAACACACCGCAGGAGAACTAGACCAGTAGCGGCTGCGCCATCAACTACTACCAACTTGGGACTTGGTAGTTCTACGTTTGAATTAACTTTCCCAGATAAAAACTTTATTTTCCCATACGTACTAGTATCTCAAACAGGGGTACAAGCTCGTATTATGAAAGAACCAATGCAGGTTTCTGGTGGAACTGGTTGGGTTTACACTTTACAATTAGTAAATCCTGATCCAGCAGCAACTATGCCAGCAGCTGATGTTGCAGCAGGTTCTTTGTTTGCACAAATGTTTGCTCCTGTAGGAGTTGACTTCTCTCGTGGAAACGCTTCTAACTGGGAAACTCCAGGTAAAGTAAGAAACAAACTGACTACAGTTCGTAAATCTTACCACATGTCTGGTAACGCTAAAGATTTTGTAGCAGAATTTTCTCTACCAACTAAAGGTGGATCTACTACTAAACTTTGGATGGATTATGAAGAGTATTTACACATGCTTGACTTTAAAGAAGAGTGTGAAATGTATTACTGGTACGGGCAAAAGACTTATGATTCTAATGGTGTAACAACTATGAAAGATGAAAACGGTCAGCCTGTAATCGTTGGTCCTGGTTTATTAGAGCAAATTGTTGAAACAGACACTTACTCTACAATGACTGAAACTAAATTGAAGAACATTATTGGTGACTTGTTCTACGGAATGACTGACGCTTCTAACAAGCAAGTTACATTATACACGGGTACTGGTGGTGCTCGTGAATTCGACGAAGCTCTTAAAGCTCACTTTGGAGGCACAAATGCTTTTAAAGTATCTAGTGGAGACAGTCGATTTATTACAGGATCTGGTCGTAGCTTAGGTTTGACTGGATACTTTAACTCGTACGAGCACGTAGATGGACACGTAATCAATGTGGTAAAATTACCATTATTTGATCACGGTGCTGTTGCTCAAGCTCGTGCTAAGCACCCAGTTACGGGTTATTCTTTAGAATCTTACCGTATGGTATTTGTTGATCAGTCAAACTATGACGGACAAAATAACCTACAAATGATTTCTAAGAAAGGTCGTGAAGCAATGAGATGGTGTGTTGCTGGTTCTGTAGTACCAAGAGGTTTCTCTGCTACAGATACAAGAGCATCTGACGTTGACGGTGCGAGTGTACACATGTTAAAGACAGCTGGTATCGCGCTTAAGCGTTTTGATACTTCGCTTGACATTACATGCGTCGCTTCTTAATTAGGCATTAATTTGCGTCTATATATTGGTTTTTTATTGAGGTTGTGGGGGAGTTAATCCCCCGCGATTTCAATTTTAAAATATTGGGGAGTTATTCTTTACATCCATTATTAAAACTTTAAAAGAACTAAATTATGAGTAAAACAGTTTACTTGAGAAGAAAACCTTTAGAAGGTTACCTTCCAAAAGAGGTGCGAGCTGAGGCAACAACAAAACTTAGCAGCGTTTATGTAAATAGACAACCTTTGAAAGGATTTAATCCTGACGAAGAAAAAAAGTTTATGCAAGGAATATTAGATGTTAGTCCTGAACACGTTGAATGGCCAACACACTCTAAAAAATTCTGGGCAGAGCTTACAATTCCTGTATCATTTACAGGAGTGCAGCTTGAGATAGGAATGAATGAAGATGGTACAGCCATAAGTATTATGGATTATATCAAATACAGATTTGCACTAGCTCATCCATATGTAGCTTTAACAAAAGCAGAAATGGAAAAAGACAGCACAAAAAAGTTTTATATTCAAGATCTTACTAGAGATGATAAGGATAAAAACAATGAAATCCAGTTTAGAAAAGACGCTGATAAAGAATTTATCAAGTTGTCATCTAACCCGAAAAATATGGCAAGAGTTCTAAGGTTATTAACTAGCAGTAACCCTGCAAGAATGACTTCTGATCAGATTGAAAATGCTCTTTATGAGTTTAAAAGTAAGAGTCCTAAAAAATTCTTACGAGTTGCAACTGATAAGAATCTTGAAATGAAAGCAGAAATTGACGAAATGATTTCAGCTGGAGTTTTACGTAAGATTGGAAATCAAGTTATATTTATTGACGAAGTTCTTGGCGATACAATGGAAGACACAGTTATCCATTTAAAAGACAAGAAAAATTCTGGAAAGTTGACAATTTTAAGAGCAAAACTAAAAGAATTGGCATTAAAATAATATGACAGTAAACGAAATGCATTTAGCGGTTCAGCAAGGAGTGGATAAGATTAATTCACTCCAAGCTGACTTGCTTTTACCAGAAGAGATAGATATTGAACTTAACAAAAACATGTTTAAGTTTATAAATTTAAAGTATGGTAAAAACAATAAATATGGAAAAGGGTTTGAAGAATCTCAAAAACGAGTTGACGATTTAAGATTTCTTTTAACTGAGGCAGTATTAATTGCTACATTTAAAGAGCAGTTAAGTAATAAATTTTACATAGATACTGTAGAGCTTCCAAATGACTATATGTATTTAATAAATCATATTTCAAAAGTTTTAATAAACAATTGTAATCCAATAGCATTTACTTTAGCAAGCGCTGATGAAAGTTTAAGCTATTTTACATTTGATTTAGATTTTGCTTTAAAAGGTAACACAGGATTTATTAACTCTTTAGTTATGAGAACTGATGTTAACGATCTTACTACTGCAAATTATTTAAATCAAACTATATGGGAATTACCAACAGGTTTACAATTCCCTCAGGATATAGAGGTATTTAGATTATCTTTAATAGATCCTGATAATATAATTGCTCCAGGAATAAGTATATTTTGGGAGCAGTATGGTACTTTAAATTTACCAGGACAATTTATTGTAAGAGTAGATACTAACATATACCCACAATTTAATTGGGATGCGTCAGTAACAAATACTTACACAAGTACAAACCTAATTACATCATTAGTTGCTGTAGATACTTTAAATCAAATAGACACAGCTGTTCTTGATCCAATTACAGGTTTAGAAGAAAATTTAATAGTAGAAGGACTGTATGAAGCAGACATATTTGATGATTCTAGAATTGCAACGCAATCTACAGGATCGTTAAAATCACAAAATAAATTTGTACAACAAGATGACATTTTTACTTTGTTAAATGACCCTTTTAATACAACTAAGCATACAAAACCTTTATCTACTATACGAGCTAATAATATTGATGTTTATACGAATGATATATTTATAACAGAAAGCGTAAAAATATTATACATTAGAGAACCCGCTCAGATTTCACTATCTTTGGGGACTGACTGCGAACTGCCTAACCATACTCATCAAGAGATTGTAGACATGACAGTAAGCGGTATTTTAGAGGGAATTAGTGACCCTAGGTACCGATCTCATAACGCTGAGGTTGGTAAAAATGAATAATTATTAATAGTGGCATAAAGCCACAAAAACTTTATTAAAATGGCAAGACATTTAATAGTTGGAAACGGCGTCGCTTATGCAGCACCTACAGGTGGTTTGTATACAGACGGAATCGTTTCTATTGAAAAGAAAAGTGACAATGGGCCAGTTCCATTAGCATTAGGAGATACTTTTGCAGACTCTCCATACATTAGATTTGTACAAGGTGGATACCACGGTAAAAACCTTTACTCTCCATGGTTTTATGGAAAAGATGTAATTGATTTTAGTGGAAGCTCTTATTCTGCAGCATTACCTCATCAACACACTGTAACAATTGCAGGTGCAGCAGGTTCAGCAGGAGAGGTTGTTATTAAGTTTGTAAGAAAAGATGGTGTAAAACCAGAATTTTTTAGCTTTACAACAGAAATTCCTAACGGTACAGCTCACACGGCTGCAGATGCATTAGTAAAAGCAGCTTATGAGGCTGCAATTTTACCTGATTGGTTAGAAGATGTATGTGATGCAACTGCAGGTGCTACTGTAGTATTTGAAGGAGCTGTTAGAGGTGATGTAGCTCAAAGTGGCAACACTTGGGAATACGGACCTGCTATCTTTGATGTAATTGTAGAATCTTATTCTGGAACTACACAAACTTACACAGCTACTGCATCTGGATCAGCTACTCAAAATGCTTTTCCTGGTATTGGTGATAACGCTGCTGTAGCTAACTTTGAAAAAGAGTTAAGAGGTGCAGCTTACGGATATTACAACAGACTAGAGTTACCAAACACTCCTGCAGCGCAAGTTCAGGCTGGTACAAACTTTAATATGTACAATTTAGTAGCTACTAAGGATGGAAGTTCTCATTCTCAAATTCACGGAGTTGATAATTTGATTGAAATTACTTTAGCATTAAAAACAAATGATGCTAACAGTAACGTAGTTCAAAATATTCTAAACGGGTATTTTGCAGGAGTATTCCCAGCATTGATTTTAGCATAATTATTAACTTTTAAAATTTAGAAAAATGGCAAACTCAAATCCAAAATACGGATACGTATCTGCAAGATATGTACACACTGACGGTGTTACTGTAGCTACTCAAACTTTAGCAACTACTAGTAATGTTCCTGAAGGAGCTGTAATTACATCTACTACTGTAATTGCTCGTGGAGCAATTGACTCAGGAGCAGATAATGCAACAATTACAATTATTGCGGGTGGTGTTACTACTACTTCAGCTATTGCTGAGGCTAAGCTACTCGATGCAGGCTATGTTGTTCGTGAAGATGTTGTAGAAGAAGCTTCTGCAGTTTCTGACGGTACTGCAATTAAAGTAGCAATTGGTACATCAGTTTTAACTGGTTCTTCAGCAGATCTAGATATTATTGTTGAATACGTATTCATCGGATAATATTTAATTTAATATAAGACTCATAGGGGGCATAGTCCCCCTATAGGTCTTTTTTTCTTAAAATTCAAAGCAATGGCATATACAAATGTAAACGTAATTAGTAGCTGTAAGTATCTTTTTATAAAAGGTAAATCTTATAGTGGAGCTACTAGTGCAACCTTAAAAATTACACCCCTACACGCACAGGGAGCTACTGTAGATTATACTTTAACTTATTCGTCTACTGGTACTGGTCAAATAATGGTTAATATACCTGATTTACCTTTTTCTGGAGGAGTGTACGAAATTGACATTATAGAAAATGCAACTTCTGTAGCAAAAAAGCTAGTAATGATACATTGTGATATAGATTGTTGCTTGGTAAAACTTACAAACGAATTATTAGATTGCGAATGCGATTGTGCAAAATGTGCATCGTCTTTGGCAAAAGCTGAAAAAATTTACTTACTACTACATGCAGCAAATACTGCAATAGATTTATTTAATACTGCAACTTCTTCTAATAGTGGTTATGCTTTAGATGCAGCAAATAAATATAAAAAAGCTAAGGAACTTTGTGACGCATCATGTGGATGCAACTGTTAATATAGATTAATATGTCAGTAAAATTAACACCTGAACAACAAAAAGCATACGACAAACTTTTAAAATCTGGAGATTTAAAATTTGCAGAAAAGTTTTTAGAAGATATTACGCGTAGATCTATAACTGATCCTAAAAAAGCTGAACTTGAAGTTGAAAAAGAAAAGTTAGAAGAAGCTCAAGCGCAGGCAGAGCAAGATGACCCTCGTACAGGAACAAGTAAAAATTTAGATCAGATAGCATCTCAAAATAATTTTGTTAGTAGAGCTGATATAGCTGATGACAAGATTAATGTTCTGATTAGATCTAGTCATCATAACGACGTACTTGTAGATGGACAAGTAATAACAGGGTATGGTTTAATTTACATTACTTCTCCAAGCCAAGTTACATTTGCTACAGTTACTAATATAGAGTTTACTGATCCTAATATTGTTGAGAATTATTTATCTTCAGAAATTTTTAGTTCAGGTTCTTCACTAGGTAGTAATTTTGCTCAATTAAAATATGTACTAAAAGGCTTTCCTAACTCTGAAACAACTGTTAAAGTTACTTGGAGTAATGGTTGGGAAAAAATATTTGATGTTTTTATTCCTTGGAAAAGAGCTGTAGACTATAATGAGGAAGCTTATATTGAGTACGGCCAAGCTACGTCTGCTTGTACAGGTAGTACACAAGATGACGATTATACTAGTGTAAGCCAGGTTATGTCTCCTGGTATAGAGGTTTTAAACACTGCCAGAAATAAAGCTCTTCACACATTTACAAAAGTAGTAGAAGATCCTGCAAATTTATGGCAAAATTATTTACCTTGGTGGTATAATTTACGTAGCCCACATCCATCTTATGTTGGAGATGCCTATCATGAGTATAATTTTCTTTATGCAAACTCTAATGATTTTTATTTTGTTGGATCTTACCCTCATATTTATGATTCTTTTACTCAAGATAATAATCAAACTTACGCCACTACTTTAGATACAGCGTGGGAAACAGATGATAGTAATGTTACTTGGGGTATTACTGGTTATACTACTCAAGAGCAACAAGTTAAACATATTCAAAATTTCAGTGACGCTTCAAGATTTACTGATGATACTAGTTATTTATTAAATTATACTACAGGAGGACTATTAACTGAAGGCTGGGCATCTTCTTATTTTATTGTAGATGAAGAAGGGGAACAGTCAGAGGAAGTAGCTAGCTTTCTTCCAAGTTTATACGCAGGTTGGTGGGGAGGCCCATCTGCTAGAAAATTTTTAGCAAATGAGCTAAAAACTTTAGGAATAACTTATGATGGGTGGATAGCAAATTTAGATAGTGAAAACCCAGAAGGTTTATTTTATGATTTAACTGGAGTTAATTTTCCAGACAGTATTAATAATGTTGGAGGAGATGAAATAGGAATAATAGGTATTCCAACAGCTACACAAAAGAGTCCTGCTATAGGTTGGATTCAATATTCTAAAAATTTAGAACCTTGCGCTGGCGATATTCCAACATTTTATGTATGCTCTGATACAACAAGTTCTTATTATTACAATACAACAAATTTAGATTGTGACGGTAATACAATTCCAGCTACTTATTTAAGTGGAGCTTTAGCTGCTAATTTTGTTGCTACTGATTGTTGTACTTTTGATTGTGAAGATGAAAATTATAATGCAGATTTTAGTGATGTTACATCTGCTTCTTATAATTCTTCAGATGGTAGTTTTAAATTTACAATATTTGATAATGACGGTGACGGTGTAGCTGATTCAGGATTTCCTACAACAACTGGAGGAAGTCAATTTACAGTAGCGTTAACAGCACTTGACGGTTCAACTATTACACAAACTTTACCCGCTTCGCAGGGTAGTTCAACAGGAATTTCTTGTATTACAAATACTACAGCAGCTACTGCACACCAGGTTACTCTTGCGGGAGGAGCACAAAGTGATTTAGTATCACCAGGCATGCAGGTTACTGGTACTGGTATTCCTGATGGTACTTTTGTTGGACAAATACTTACAGGAACAATTGGGGCTGACGGAGCTTCTGGAGTTTCTAAATTTACACTAGTAAGTGTAACAGGAGAGCAAGTAAGTGCTACTGCAGCGGCTACAAATACTTTACAATTCTCAATGGGTTATTCTATTGAGTTTGGAAGTTTAGCAGCAGATACTTATACAGTTTCAATAACAAATTCTGAAAGTTGTACTTATCTAAGATCTATTAGAATAAATCAACTTCGTGCACCTCAAGGGTGTACAGATTCTGGAGCTCTTAATTACGACTCTACAGCTGTCAATGATGATCAAAGTTGTATTTTCTGTAATGCAGCTACAGGTAATATTGAAAATGCTAGTGGAATTTTAGTAGAAACAGGTATAGGTAATTTTACAAATATATCTCAAACTGTATCTACCGATCCTTTAGGGTCTAATAACGATGGGTCAATACAATTTCAACTTGGACTATATCCTTTAGTTACTGCAAGTTTAACAGCTACAATGTCATATACTATTACATTGTTTAGCCACCCTACTGAAGCAGACTCTCAAGCATACACAAATGCTACTCAAGTTGCTCAACAAACAGGGCAGTCATCTCCTACTTATAATTTTACAGGATTAGGATATGGATTTTATTCTGTAAAAATTGAAATTGAAGATTCTTCTACAGGAGCAGATGCAGGTTTAGAAAAATGTTTTAGTAGAGCTGCGGGTAAGATACCAGCAAATGTTTGTTCAGACTCTCAATCTAATTCATTTAATGACTATTTAGTAATACCTACAGAATTATGGGCACATGAAATAAATTTATGTAACTACGATTGTACAACTACAGCAGATATTTCAATTACATACGATCAAGATATTCCTTGTAACCCTGTATCAATTGCAGTATCAGTAGATTATGAAGGAGTTGCTGTAGGGTATACTAATAATACAACTTCTACATTAACTATTATATGGTACCAAGATGGTGTTCAAATGGGAGCTCCTTTTGTACAAGCTGGTATTTTTGGAGATGGTAATTTAATAAATATTTTAAGTAGTCCTTCAATTGGATGGAATGGGGTAACTCCTGGAGTTCATACTTATAGTGTAGAAGTAGGATTTACTAATTCTGAAACAAATCAAAGTTGCACAACAGTTGCACAATTGCTTGCTACAATTCCTTTATGTGGATGTACAGATGGAGATCCAAATACAAATGGTGGAATAGCTTTAAATTTTAATGCTCTTGCTACAATTGATGACGGCTCTTGTATTTATGAAAGTTACAATTGTAATCCTTTAACTTTTCAATGTACTGATCCTTTAGATGGTACTGGAACTTTTCAAGATTATAATACATGTATGCAAAATGCATGTACTCCAGAAATAATAGATTGTTTTGATCCTTTAGCAAGTAATTATAATCCAAATACTACAATACCTGATAATAGTTTATGCGAGTACTCTGCATGTTTAGATCCTAATTCTATACAGATAAATGGACAGTATGGAGTATATTACGATTGTGATGGAAATTACTTACCAAGTGCTACAATTGCTCAAAATTCTTGCTGTATATATTGTACAGATAATGAACCTGTAACTTTTAGTCCTACTACAACAAATGCCACAATTAGCTCAGATTGTATAACTAATTCTGACGGATCATTTAGTATATATGCTTATACTAGTAGTTTTTTAAATTGTCCTAGCTGGAGTATTGAAATCTTTAACGCTAGCGGTCCAATTTCATTGACTAACAATACTGGAATTAGTAACAATGCAATATTTAATACAGGTAATATATTGCCTGCAGGAGCATACACATATGTAGTAACAGATGATTGCTATGGATGTTCTATAAGTGATACTTTCTTTATTACAGCAGATAGTTCATCTTGTGGTTGTACAGACCCTAATGCTGATAATTATGATTCTAATGCAACATCAGATGACGGTTCATGCGTTTATTGCGGATGTACTGATCCTTTAGCTAATAACTACGATCCAAACGCTGTTTGTGAAGATGGTTCTTGTACTTATACAATACCTGTAAATCCTTGTCAATTAGACGCTACTCAAAAGAAAAGAATATTAGAAAACATAGAAAACTGTTTAGCTAACAAAGGTTTATCATATTTAAATAAACTAAAAACAGGTTTAGCAGACGATTGTTCAATTATGAACACTTGGAAACTTATTTTAGTTGACTATGTATTAAAAAGCCACGGAGGAGAATTAGATTGTCTATATAATTGTCAAGATGGTCTTACTCCTAATGAGATTCAAAATAATCAAACTTGTGCAGAATTACTTTCTGAGGGAGGTCCTACAACAGGATTAAATGATGCAGGTTATCCAGGTTCTACATACACTA